AATGCACCGAAGCTGGCACAAAAGTTATGAACAGCTATAAGAAACTGAAAAAAGAGAGTAAAACGTTTAACTTACATAAATTTAGTTTTCGTTGTGAACAATATAAGGGAGGTTCAAAATGATCAAGCCGAGCGACGATCTAGCGAAGAGGCTGGAAGAAGAGGTAGGTGCTTGGATTCTTCCCCTTAATACTCGGGGCCACGATTTGATATTAGAAGCTGCTGGCGAACTTCACGCACTTAAGAAGATAGTTGATGATCCCGGTTTGTTACGACTACACGCCGTGGCTATTCGACAAAAAAGAATCGAGCAGCTTGAGGGCGAGCTTGCCGAGGTGAAAGCGGCATTTAGAACCATCGAACAGGCGCTATTGCCCGACCCTCACGATGAAAGAGATGTATCAGTGGATTGGTTGAGAAAAGAGATACACGCCGCCATCGACGCCGCGAGGAAGCCATGACCACCGACACGCCGAGCGATCTGGTGAAGCAAGAATACGCATACTGTGCGGACAAAAGAACGCTGTGCAAGTCGCTACGGAGCGAACTTGACCGCATCAAGCAGCTTGAGGCCGACCAGCGGCGAATCGCGCTGGCGGTGGATGAGGCATGGCGCAAGGCCACCTATGGACGCTTTCTTCACGGCACCGCGCCTGTCATCGACGTAGACGAGATCATCGGGAGGAAGCCATGAGCAAGCCTGACTATCTAAAGTACGACGGCCGCCGGCCTGAGCCGCATTACGAAACTCCCGGAGAAGCCATGACCACCGACACGCCGAGGACGGATGCGCTTGAGACGCAATGTGAGCGTGAGAACATGACAAGGGACGCACCGTGGGAGCTTGCTCGCACCTTGGAGCGCGCCCTGCGTGGGCTGTACGAGGAAACCGCAGACTATATCCGCATCAACAATCTAGGCGACGTTCACCACAACAGAAGCATGCAACGCGCCAGGGATGCCCTCGACATAGACGAGATCATCGGGAGGAAGCCATGAGCAAACTTGTATGGAGTAAGTTGTGGAAGTGTTGGCTAATTCCTGATCCGCAAAACGCTGCATTCTCAATTCGAGTCGAGCCGCAACCACCTGCACCGTTAAATGAGGAGAAAGACATGACCACACACAAGAAAGGATGTCCCGCGACGGGCGGGTACGGGCATGGTGCTGAGGAATGTATCTGTGGTGCCGACACGCCGAGCGACGATACGACAGAGCTAGTGAAAGCAGTTCGTATAACAGACCCCACAGCCGAGTCTGTTGTAGGAAAATTTGCCGTCCGCATCGAGGAGCTTGAGCGCGAGCTTGTCTTTGAAAGACGCTGTCGCCATGAGGCTGAACAGGTATTGATGAGGTATGTGCAGCTTGACACCGAGCGTGACGAGGCGCAGGCAAAGATAGACCGTCTCATGTTGGAATACTGCCCCGACGAAATGACTACGGCGCAGATAGAAAACTGGGCAAAACATCAGAAACCCGTAAGCACAGAAGATGAAGCCGGGAGGATGAAATGATCCCTGACGAAATGACAATTTTTATGATAAAGAAGGTTCTCAATGACGACAAGAATTATCAAACCCAATCTCTTAAATTAGGAGCGATATGGGGATTGTGTGATGATGCATATGACTATGAAAGATGGACGTCAACTGATGGTTGTGGCATAGTAAGCGTTCTGTCAAAGAAACAAAAAGAAGCCCAATGAAAATAGTAGCATTAGATCATTATATTGATATTAAACCGTTAGAGGACTTACATCTAAAAAATTGTCTAGGTATTGCTAAATCAAAGCTTACTCCTTCTACTAGGTATATTCCTGGATATGAAATGGGAGATAACTTTCGGTTAGCAGTTGATTACAAGAACGCCGAAATTGATAGGATTTCAGCAGTTGCTGACAATGCTACTGAGTATCTTACCCCTGAGGAATATTTCTACTACAAAGATTTATCGTATGTAGAGCAACGCAAATTCTTAGAGCTATACAGCAAAGGCTACACTGATGGTGATTTTGTAAGAGTACGTTTTACTAAAAAAGAATACCTGCAAGATAAATTTGCAACATTCTACGCAGACAAAACCGAAGAGTCGATCAACTATCCTCATTTTACCGAATTAATGGATTGGGTTAAGACCTTACCATTTCAGGAAATTGGTCGAATACTGTTTTTTGTTACACGACAGTATATGGCGTCGGATATGCATTATGACCGAAGAGATGAATGGTATAATGGTCGATTCCATTTTATGTGGTTTAATCCGTTTAGTGCAAAAAAGTTCTTTTTAGTTGACGGCTACGAAAAAGAATATATAGATAGTAAGGTAGCGTTTTTCAATACCTCTTATTTGCATGGAAATGATGCGGTGCCTTACTCCGCATATTCATTAAGAGTAGACGGACAACTTACAGAGGAATTCTGTAAAAGAACAGGAATATTATGGACAAAACGGTAACACATTATGCTTACATTTACATCGAAATGTCACACGGAGATCATCCGTACTTGATGCATGAGAATTTAAGTCTGGAGTTAAAAGCAGATATCGCCGCGGCCTTCCGCGACCATGGAGGAATCAATATTATGACCGATGTCAATGTCGAAAAAAGAATAACAACTGTGTGGAAGACAGTCGAAGGTTATAGAGAATGGCTAACTGATGAACGAGTTAAGCCATATATAGAACTTAGAGACGATTATAATAGACAGTACAAGATTACCGCAATGTTGTCAGGACCGTATCATCATGTATTCACTGAAAAGAAGGAGAATGACAAATGATAACTCCAGGGTTTCTCATGTGGTGTGGTGTGATTGGACTTATTATATTAGTTATTGATGAAGTCCTTATTCTAGTTTATGGATTAGAATCTAAGAAAGAGCGAATGTGGTTTAGAATAGTTGGCGTGGTTCTAACAAGCATATATTTGATATGGATTATTTTAATATATATTATATGGGCATTCGCGTATTAATGAACAAATACTTCTGGATACTGTTCCTTCCGCTACATGCATTCTTTATAACAGCACTTTATTATTTTGAATATATTAGCCCACTACTAACAGTTATATTCTGGATTGTTTTATCTGGATTCGGTGTTGGCGTTACGTTGCATCGGCTGTTGGCGCATCGTGCATTTAATACTCATCCTGTAATAGAAAACGTTTTATCGTTAGTGTCTTGTATATGTGTACAAGGTAGTCCGATGTTTTGGGTTAACATTCATCGAGGATATCACCACAAATATACAGACACAGATAAAGATCCACACTCACCTAAAAAAGGTAAGCTGTGGGCATATATGCTTTGGCCAAACAAAATTCATTACAAGGACCTTAGTTACAGATACATCACAGACTTAATGAGAAGCGATTGGCAACAGTGGTTAAACAATAGATATTTTTTAATTAACTATACAGCATGGATGATTGCTGCTGCAATTGGCCCGACAATGTTTTTATCATTAGTTGTAGCGCAAGTTATTACAATGCATTTAGAATTTTGTGTTAACTTGTTTTGCCATTTACGAACAATGCCATTCTCATATAGAAATTTTGAGACTGAGGACGACAGCGTAAACTATTGGATTCCTGGTTTATTGTTTTGGGGCATAGGATTTCATAACAACCATCATGCTAATCCTACTAATTACGACTTTGGACATACAAAAAGAGAAATCGATCTCACCAAGTATTTGGTCAGATTGGTTAAGAGCTAATGTCTAGCGTAGTCCTCATAGCAGGGCAAGCGCCGTCAAATCAATTTTTTAATAGATATGCAGGTCCGTATCGACTAGCAACAGAGCTACGGGCAAATCAATATTCGACTAAAGTAGTTGTAGGGGCAGGATACTACAGCAAAGAAACCCTAATAGAAATGTTAGACCGTTGTATAGATAATAAAACATTAGTGCTAGGTATATCGACTACCTTTATGGTTGATTATGCTGCTAGGAGCACGGCCAACGACGAAAATTCGCTATGCTTTCCCAATAGGGCAATAGAAAACATTAATGCAGTTATATGTCACTATAAAACAAAATTCCCTAATCTCAAAGTAGTATTAGGTGGGCCTTCGTGTAGGAAGAAAAATATTGACCCAGAGTTTGTTGACCTTTATGTTGAGGGGTATGCGGACAATTTATTAGTTGACTATGTAAAAGACGTAGACAAACAACGTCCTATTTTCTCTAAACAATTCTTTAATAAAAAACCCTTTTATTCGAATCCTCTTAGTGCCGATTTTAAATTTAGGGACAGTAAGATAATATTCGAAGATGAGGATAATATTATATACGGCGAAACATTGCCCTTGGAAATTTCCAGAGGATGTATTTTTAAATGCAAGTTTTGTTCGTTCCCATTAAAGGGACGTTCTTCCAGAGATAATAGCTTCATTAAAACTACACACAATTTAAAGGAAGAACTTGAACGTAACTATGATATGTTTGGCACAACTAAGTATATCTTTTGTGACGATACGTTTAACGACTCTGTTCCTAAAATGGAAGCATTGTATGAGATGATTAGTTCTCTTCCCTTTAGTATAGAATTTGCAGCATACATAAGATTAGACTTACTGTATGCACATCAGGATACTATAGATTTACTAAAGAAGATGGGATTACGCGGGGCATTTTTCGGGATAGAAACATTAGATGAAACATCTAAAAAGAATATAGGAAAAGGACAATCGCCGGATAAGACATTACGAGCAATGGAACTAGTGAATCAAAAATGGAAAGACGAGATTTCCGTTACCTGTTCGTTTATATATGGGTTACCTGGCGAAACAATACAGACAATGGACAGATGGACCAGTCAGTATGTATTCGGAACTAACCTCTTTTACAAACACGATCTAATTTTTCAACCTCTAACATTATTAGGTAGTGCAGCAACGTACAAAACAGATATTGATTTAGACTTAAAGAAGTTTAATTACACAATAAAAAATTCAAAATCATATGCATTGAATCCACAGTGGGTTAACAACGTAACCTCATACGATGCTGTAAAAAGTTTAGCAACTGATGCTAATATAGAGGCAGCAAAAACAGATAGAAGTTTGCAAAACTTTTCACTAGTAACACTTATGGGATACGGTTTAACATATGACGAAGTTAAGAATTTAAGCAACAAAAGAGATGCATCCAAAATTAAAGCGATAACAGAAGCAATGTTTAATAAGTACAAAAAGCGATGCTTAGAACAATAACGAAAGAACGCTGCACAATTAGTGACTTGAATGACATTGTTTCCTTGTGCGCTGAAAATAGACACTTGGAAAACTTCACCGACGTTGATTGGGGTAACAATCCAAAATGCATTCTTCACAAATTAGTGTATACAGATATTTTCTCTGAGAATAATGGTGCATACATTTTACTTTATGAAAACGAGCAGCTAGCTCACATGTCAGGCTTCAATAAGGCCGACTTTGATGAGAACATTTACATTTGTGGAGTTAGGACATTAACGAGAAAATCTCACCAACACCAATTATTGATGAGTCAGTACATGTTACCAAAACAAACTGAGGAAGTTAAAAGGCGCGGCGGTAAGGCAATGTTCTTTTGTTTTGAAAATGGTGGATCACTTTTCAACGTAATGCAAAAAGGTAAGTTTAATTTGTTCTTACACAACCAAGCAGTTAAATACAATGTATATGAAGGCTTAACTGCGCACAATAAACCTGTTTATATAAATCACACCAAACACTATGTTTTATATAAACCGTTAGACTGGAATTATAAATTCGATTGGGATAAAATACATTATGACGGGCCTATTCAAAAGTAAAAATGAGGATTACATAGACGAGGCTAAGATTAAGATTGACTATAACATAGTTCATCCATGTCCAGCTATAAGAAACAGGATTGCTAACTCTTTTCATTATTATGATGCTCCTGCAATGGGACTAGGTGAAGAAGGGAGACCGTTTATAGAAGCAGACGACTTTGTAGACCTAAGCAACCTAGATAAAATACAAGAAGAATTACAAAACAATATAGGACTAGCAACAGAGTCCTTAGTGCATATGATTCCATTCGGATTAATTCCTGAGGAAATCAACGACGAGAAATGCTTAGACGCATTCTTATTAAATCCATTAAAGTACGGAATTGAAAATGACAACTTTACATTTGCACGAAAGATTACAAACTTTCATGCGTTGAAGCGATACTATGTAAATAAGTTTGGTCTAACCAAGTCCTGGAAAAGAGTATTACACCTAAGAACGCCGCTGCCATTTTACGAAAAGGGCAATCCATCTACGTGGTTGCCTATAATTCAACACTTTCCATACCTTCGACAGTTAGCAGAGTCATTGCCCTTTAAGCATATGGGCATTGGGCTTATTTTTAGATCCAACGAGGATACTAAGCTGTTAATACACAGGGATAGTTATTTAAGAAATCATTCGATGCATCACCTTAATGTTTCGTTAAGTAAAGATAGTAGGAATGTTTTTATATATGATCCTATTAAGAATATTCGGCATTATCTAAATCCATCAAGTAGATGTTACACTTTTAATGAATGTGACTTACACGGCGCAGACCCTCAATTCGATCACCTAGTACTGAGAATAGACGGACAGTTCCAAGATTGGTTTGCAGATCATATCGGATTAAAGAATGGAGTTAGCTTTGATTGGGCATATGATCGTCCACAGGAGCAAATAAAGCAGTCCGGGCCAATTAAAGTTTGGAACGAAACGGATGTCTAATTTTAACGCCCGCGTAGTAACCGATCACATTCCGGAGTTTATGGATTCTCTGTATAACGCCGAATCGCTAAGGAATATCACAGTGGTTGAATTGCGTGACTTATTTCACACCAATCAAATAAAATCTAAAGCCTGGTTGATTAGAGAATTCATATGCGGAGATTATGATAAAGATTCTAAAATTTTAATTATCGGGTCCTGGACTGGATTTACAACCCTTTGCCTGCAAAAATTAGGATACACGAATCTAACTGAAATAGACTTAAATCCCAAATACCTCAAAATTTCACAGAATTTAGTACAAAATGTAACAAGGCATTTCAAAGACGTTAATTCCTTCATCGAAATTAACGACTACGATATCATTATAAATATGTCGTGCGAACACATTGTAGAAGATACATGGTTTAAGCGAATAGACCATGGTAAGTTACTGCTATTACAAAGTAACAACTTAGAAATACCAGAACACGTCAATATCTGCAAAAATATTGGTGAAATGGTGTTGAAATATCCTCTTAAAACATTATTCAGTGGCACTTTGAACCTTAATATTTACGATAGATATATGCTTGTAGGGAGAAAATAATCGCCCATGAATCAAAGACTTACGTTTGATTGACATTTTTGGGTAAGTTTGCTATAATAGCAGTTGAATACCATTTTAAGGAATACACTATGAAAAAGACATTGGCTTTGATTGCAGTTGCTACGCTTTTGGCTACAAGTGGCTGCGCAACATATCAAAACCGTCAGCACGAAGCCGTCCACACTGTAACCGGCGCAGCAATCGGCGGCGCGTTGGGTAGTTTGGTTGGCGGCGGCAGTGGGCAGATTATCGCTACTGCGGTCGGTGCTGTTATCGGTGGCCTCATCGGCAACGAGAACGGCAGAGCACTGGATGAAGGTGAGGATCTTCGTGTCGGTACGCAGGCCCCGGGTTATTATGGCCTAGAACAAAACGCCGGAGTTGACGCTGCCTATGCACGTGGCAGGGCCGACCGTGCGCGCGAAGCGCAGCGGCGCGCTGAACGTGAAGCATATCACCGTGGACGTCGAGGCTACTAATATGTCCAGAAACCAAGTTACCTCAAGCATGAGAATATGTGCCACCTGTGCTAAATGGGGTGGCGGACGAGGAACCGATTCTATTCGTGCAGTAGCAATCTTCGAAAGCGAGCAGAAAGGTGAATGTTTGGGTGGCGGGTTTAATCGCATCCAAAAAGAGCCACATGCTACTTGTGGCCAATGGGAAGTTTGGCCAATCTTTAACTAATAGGAATAGGAATAGCAATGAAAATTAAAAGGCAAACAATTACTCTGTCGCAGGAAGTTAAGCGAGTAGCCGGACATATTCTCGATCCGCATGATCGAGGCCATTATGTTCGCACTATGTTCCAGGCAGAGCTAGACGAGCAGAACTACAAGAACAGCCGCAAGCGTGGTCGTGACGATGACCGCAAAACTGTTGCGGCTCCTGTTGTCGAACCCAAAGACAACACCGAAGTCGAGTAAATGTCATTAATATTTGTAGACTGTGAGGCAGTTGGTCTAAGCCCACGGCTCGGTCAACTAACAGAATTCGGCGCAGTAGAATATCGTTCTAAGGAAACCTTCCACGGCGTTATTGTGGAAGGTCGTCCCTCAAAAGAGAACCCTGCAATTCCAGAACTCGTAGGCGTAGTAGATCCTGCGCAAGAACTGGCAGTATTCAAGCAGTTTGAGGAATGGCTTAAGAAGTTTAAAGGGCGGCCAATCTTCGTTAGCGACAACAACGGATACGACTACCAATGGATTAACGATGGCTTTGTGAAGACAATCGGATACAATCCGTTTGGACATTCTTCGAGGCGCATTGGCGACTTTGCAGCAGGACTAAAAGGTTCATTTTGGCTAGGATCGGATTGGAAGAGGTTGAGGATTACTAAGCACGATCACCATCCTGTACATGATGCAATGGGTAACGTAGAAGCGTTCGAACGGTTAGTTAAGGGAGAGCGATGATGACTGAATACCGTAAAGGACTATGGCACGGTGTACTTATTATGGTCGTCTCTGCGATGATTGAGAAGACGTTTCATCCGGTTCAACATTTTGTGAATTTCCTGTTTAACTAGGAGAGCGCTATGAGCGTAGTTAACCTATCATGCCCCAAATGCAGTCACAGGGCAACTGAATATGATCAGCACAAGTGGCAGTGTCTTGCCGCTAGCTGCGGAATCAAATTCCTCTACGAACCTATTAGGGAAGGTCAACCTACAGTCAGAAATACACAAATCAATGTTGATAGCGAATCTCAATTTGAGTTAGATGTTGGAAATGCGGTTAAGGCTAAAGTAATTACTCTATCAGATAGAGACATTAAGGGCGAAGAATGGTATTTAACCAAACAAATCGGTATACAACAATATAACGAAGACAAGAAAGCAGAGGCGTTAGCTGGAAGGGTTTGGACGGTGATATGGAGTATCATCCTTGGTGTGTTAACTTTTTATATGATAAAACTTAATGTATGGTTTTGGACCGGTCCGGACGGTATGTGGGCGTTCCCAACAACAATTAGTGGCTGGGTTATTAGGATCATATTTGGCGGCGAATTCATCACCGGTGGCCTTGTCCTTTTCGGCGCAATGACAATATGGCTTACCTATTCAGTATTTTTCCCACAACAATATTCTATTCGTAGTGAAGATGATTTTAAGAGGAAAGCAAATGAAAAGCAAGACTTCAACACTGAAGTACAACCACTGTGCCCCCATTGTCGATCAGAGGTAAAAGCCAGAGAAGAACTTAACCATTGCTTCTCGTGCGGCAAACAATTTTACTACAAGGACAGTTATGTCCCCCGCGGCGGAACAAGCTATCCCCTTAAAGATAAAAATTCTAAATCTGATTATCCGCTTGTGATCCCCTTGCCGGGGTTCACCGCGCCGGCCGGACCAGATATTGAAGCATTAGAAAATTGGTACTCAGATAAAGCCGCTGGGAAAGGATAATATCAAACGTTTCCAAAAAGGTACTTAGGTGCCTTTTTTTACGACTGAAATTCCTAAGCATAATTACAAGAACAGCGGAGTAATTATGTCTTCAACATCAGTATTATTGGCAACAAGAAAACGTCCAGAACTAGCTGAAAAATCCATAGATTCTCTAGTAAGTAGGACAGCAAGTCAAAAAGACTTAGAAATACTGCTAGCAATAGACCCGGATGATACGGAAACTAAGACTTGGTTAGACAACCATTATCGTGCAAAGTTTGAACAAACATATCCTGAGGCAAAATTAATAGATGTTGTTTTTTCTGAGCGCCTTGGTTATTCGAGGATGAACGAATATCTAAATAAACTTTGTGAAGTAAGTACTAAAGAATGGTTATTCGTTTGGAACGACGATGCAACAATGGAAACCGAGAACTGGGATGAACTTTTATATAGGATGAAAGGGTTCTTCGGCTTAGTGCGAGCGCAAGTTAGCAATCATAATCACCCCTTTGCATTATTTCCTATTGTACCTAGGACATGGTATAATTTGCTAGGTTACCTAAGTCCCAACGCACAAGTTGATCGCTTTATATATGAAGTTGGACACAGGGTAATGGTACAGCAATTTCTTGTTAATGTTCCGATCTACATTTTACATGATAGATTCGATATTACAGGCAACAACAATGATGAAGTGTATAAAGAACGTGTTTATATGGAGGGTGATCCCAAGAATCCTATGCATATCGATAGTCCAGAGATACAAGCAATTATCTGGAGAGACTCGATGAAGGTAACAAAACACTTAGCTAAAGCGAGAGGATTAATTTTACCATGACCAAAAAACCAAAAATATGTTTCATCGGTGTAGGAAAATTAGGACAACCGTGCGCAGAAGTAGTAGCTGAACAATATGATGTCGTTGGGTTTGATACTAGCACAAGAACACCTAAAAACTTTTCGATGGTGTATGATATTGTTGATGCTGTAAAAGATAGAGACATTATATTTGTTTCTGTACCCACACCACACAGTAAAGAATATGGTGGCGAGACTCCTATTACAGATTTGCCACCTAAGAATTTTGATTACAGTATTGTACAAGACGTATTCAATAAAATCAATCCTAACCTCAATAAAAATCAGTTAGTAGTGTTGATTAGTACTGTACTTCCAGGAACAGTTCGTCGGCACTTAATGCCGTTATTAACTAATTGCAGATTCATATACAATCCATACCTTATTGCAATGGGATCGGTAGAATGGGATATGGTTAATCCTGAGATGTTAATTATTGGCACTGACGACGGAAGCGAAACTGGTGATGCTGCGTTACTAACCGATTTCTATAAGCCGTTAATGAAAAATGATCCTCGCATGATTATAGGTACATGGGATGAAGCTGAATGTATTAAGATTTTCTACAATACATTTATTTCTGCTAAGATCGGATTAGTAAACATGATACTAGATGTTGCAGAAAAGAACGGAAACATTAATGTAGACGTTGTAACCGATGCATTAAAAAGCAGCACACAACGAATAATGGGGCCACGCTATATGAGAGCAGGATTGGGTGATGCCGGAGCATGCCACCCAAGGGATAATATTGCATTGAGATGGTTAAGTAATGAACTAGACTTGGGATATGATTTGTTTGGCGCCTTAATGGATTCTCGGGATCTGCAAGCAAAGAACCTAGCAAAAAAATTAGTAGATATTGCAGATAGCACCCATCTAAATATTTTCATACACGGCAAAGCATATAAACCATTAGTAGATTTTGTTGACGGAAGTTATAGTTTATTAGTTGGCCACTATATAAGCAAGTTAGGAAAAACTGTGCAGTATATTGATCCGCTAACTGAATCGGGAGTGCCAACCGGAATCAAAGGTGTAGTATTAATGGCACATAGTCCTAAAACTACCTACGCAGGAACAGGAGTTGTGGTAGCAAACGATTACAAACTTTATACGAAAATAATGCCCGGTAGTGTGATTGTTGATCCGTGGAGAGAGTTGCCGCTTGATTTTATTCCTGAAGTTAAAATAGTACATTATGGGAACACCAGAAATACTTCATTAAGTTAATCTAAAATAAATAATAGTATGCAACATACTATTAACGTTATTTAAATGCCTCGATGGAATTGGTTTTTATCCACGGGGCTAACAGCAGTTCCAGCAGCTGGAACTATGCTAAACTATTCTTTGACGGGTATCCTAAAACATTTATCGAATTTGATAGTTCTGTCAGCTTTCAAAAAAATCTAGAACAACAAGAAGAACAACTAGCAAACAAAAAATCTATTTTCTTTATTGCTCATAGCATGGGTGGTGTTTACGCTTATTACTTACAGGCATTGTTAAGCAATGTAAAGGGTGGGGTAACGTTAGCTGCGCCCTACGGCGGCAGTTCTATTAGCTCAATACTAAAATTATTTTTTCCTGGAAATGTATTGTGGGTTGATTCGTGCGTCTCAAGTCCTGTGATAAGAGGTTTACAAAAGCTTACTATGCATCCAAATTGGCACCAGGTCGTTTGCACTACTACGCACACCTCTTATACATTAGAGCCTAACGATGGGCTAATTACCAAGTATAGCCAGATGAGACTAGAGGGTGTAAATTACATTGATGTTGTAGACAACCACAGTGAAGTATTACAGAATGATCACGTCATTAAGATTATTCAGGACATCATCAATAATACTAAATAAATTAGTACATAAGGCACTTCTATGAATAATGACTTTCAAATATATAACAAGGCTGTAGTCTCGGCATTCAACGAGCTAATTAAAACCGAAGACTTAATCGCTAGAAAAACTGAGAACTTTTTAAAAATCCTACGCGGCTATAATGATATTAAAACCGTCTTATGCACGGGATACAATCCAGTTGCATTAGGATTACAAAAAGAAGGCTACGACATTTCACTACTAGATTCAAGCGAAGAGATGGGACCACCATTTGTTCCGTTTGATATTAACATTAGGTACGATGCGGTTCTCGCACTAGACGAATATATTACATTTGCATCCGACGAAACTGCCCAAAAAGATCTTCTTAATACTGTATGCGATCTTACTAAGGCAGTCTTAATTGTAACTTTAAGCGACTACAAAAATATGTCCGAGAACACTAAGGACTACAGTGACCCGCAGGGTTATAAAACTAAAGAAGGATATACTACATACTTAGAAAAACATACTAAGGGCAGAAATCACTTCTTAACTAAAGTATACAAGATCGACCACAATGATAACTTAACTATTTTCGGTCCTGTGGGTAGAAGGTCGATGTATTTTAAACAGTTGGCTAGGCAAGCTGAAAATAATAAATCAATTAAGTTCTTGTTTCAAAAAAACATGATGTATAAGGGGATGTTGAAGAAAAATTATGAGCATATCATAACTATCGATTTTTAATATGGATGGAAAACAAATAGAGGATCTAATTGTCGGGATCCTAAAAACTGAAATCGACAAGGAGATTAGTAATCGAGTAAGAGCTGTCCTGGGTGACCTAGAAAGCAACGGTTTAATCAGACAGCACGGTATTAATCACAAGTTTATAGATTTCACTGGCGTAAAGCTTAGTGGCGACAACATATCTAGCGGCTTAATCAAAGACTTTAACAGCACAGGAATACAGGATAAAGCAACTAATTGCCAATTAACTGTTAGTGATGACTTTACTATTGTTGAAAATACTCTACTAACTAATGCTGCTAGGATAAATGGCTCATTGCAGATCGATGGTGATTTAACCCTTAAAGGCAATTTAAATATACACAAATCCTCAACAGCTTCCATAGAAGACCTTATTAAAACAAAAATTGAGGAACATCTTAGTAAATTAGATATTGTCCCAACAATCACACATTACATTATTAAATTATTCAAAGATCCAAAGAAGAATAACCTACTGCACGAACAATCGTTAAGTCATAAGTATATCAATTTCTCAGGTGCTAGGTTTACCGGCGACTTTATCCGAGGCGGAACGATTAGAGATTTTAACAGCACTGGTATACAGGACTTATCAAAAAATTGCCAACTTACTATTACTGATGATACCACAATTATAGAAAATAAATTGGTAGCAAGTGATATCGAAGTTAAAGATAAGTTAACAGTAGTAAATGAACTAGACCTAAAAGAGAATGCCGAAAAGACATTATCTAACGTAATTATCAAACGGATATTTGACGATAAAACTGATTACATTATTGATATCCTTGCAGCAGAATTGCAAACTAGAAAGTTAGATATTAAGAATCTAGTAGTAGACGGAGAACCATTGCTTGAGGACCATGCATTAGCTAGCACAATTACTAACAGTAAGCTAGAGAAAGTTGGACTGTTAAGAGATTTAAAGGTGGTTGGTGATTCAATATTTGCCGATACTATATCTATTGTAAAAGGTAAGCTAGGAATTAATACAATTAAACCAGTCGCTCCATTGACTGTATGGGATCAGGAAACTGAGGTTGTAGTTAGAAAGGCCTATAAAAATACTGCATATATTGGCACGGATAGGAATAATAATTTAGTGCTTGGCGCACATAATAAAAACAACATTGTGCTTGGTGCCGATGGTACTGTAAATGTTGATGACCTAACAATTGCGTCGATGAAGATTTCCGTTAGCAGCACTGAACCTGGCCACAAAGGTAATACAGGAGATATTGTTTTCAATACTAATCCTATTGCTATACCAACAACGGGGTGGCAATGTCTAGGTGGCACTAGATGGAAAAGATTCTAGCCTGTAACAAAAAACTATTCACTATCCTCGGTTCTCCTAGATCAGGCTCAACTTGGTTTGGCAAAGTATTGTATTTTTATTTGCAAAGGAAGCATGATTTTCAGTTTTACTATGATGGATATTTTAGTCAGGAAGCTTATCACGAAATAATGCCGGACGGCAGATGGTTCCATTATCAAGTTCATGTGCCTGGGAGGTTCTATCAACTTCCAGTCTTAGATAAAAACGGGCTAATTCATGCAAACTGTATATACGAACCTCGGAATTTAAAACCATCAGAGGAAACTAAACACAAGATAAAAGTATTACGAGCAACTAAATCAAAAATCCTCATAAAGCAACATCCACAGGAGTTAACAGCAGAATCACGCAAGTTAGTATTATCGTATCCACACATTTTTCTAAAAAGACGAGACACTTGGGAACAGTTACTCAGCTATTTATTGAGTGGCCATACAAAAAGTTATGTTATATACCGAGGAAAAAAGTTGCACAAAGTAAAACAAAAATCAATCACTGCTCAACTATTAGAAGTGGCACGTTTTATGAAGATGATTAAAGAAGATGATTCTCTTATTACTAAGAAGACGAATGTAATTTACTTTGAAGACATTCCGTTTAGAAATCCTAATATATTGTTAAGTAACTTAGGACTTGAGCCTATACTAACAAGAAAAGACATCGAATCGTTTCCAGTTAAACAACAGTATGGCAACAAAGAACGATTCTTTTCAAATATAGATAAGATAAGAGAGATATATGATAGCCAAAAAAATAATTGAGACGATTGCTTGGATCAAACTTGATTACATATCAAATCCAATACGTCTACTAGGCGAATCCTACGGGTGCGCAGTGACGATACTTACTGCTACAATATTTGCATTTACCGTACCAATTCCACCTATGTATTTACTGTATCCATTATGGATCAGTGCCGTCTTTATTTTGTTTCTATGTGCTAGAAGTAGGGGAAGTTTTGGGTTATCACTGCTAAACATGTCAATGTTGATAATTGATACATTTGGCTACACTAGATTATTGCTACAGTCAAATATTTAGAACTTGTTTCTGTTGTCTCTTTTAACCGGCTTCTTAGCTTTAGACTTTGCCTTAACTTTTTTAACCGCGACTACTTTCTTTACAACAGGCTTAGCCGATTCTGTGTCTCCGCCAGCACTCAATAATCTTTTAATCCAACCAAACATAATAGTATCTCCTGTTGTATATTTATTCACAATCTGGATAACAAATATGTTGCAGCGCAAGGTAAAATGATAAATAAAATAACAGAGGAGAATTACTATGTTCAAACAATTATTAGAGCAAGGACGTACAGCAGCAAAAGTAGTAACCGGAATGATTCCCGCTAAGGACGTAAAGGACTATATGAACATTTTAGTTGATGCTAATGTCGATTTTAACATCGCATTAGCTGAAGCTGGAACTAAGTATTTTGATGGTCTTAAGGGATTTGCCCCAAAAACTAAGTAATAGTGGGTTTTAACCTAATTTTAATTAAACACTAGTTATTGACCCCCGCCCGCAAATAAATATTAGAAGTGGGTCGGGGTTGATAATGCGTAAACGTAAGAATCCTATTATAAGATTAATGAAGGCTAAAACGGTTAGTTTTGTTACCGGTACGGATTGGTACGAACCCTCTATCGTGGACCTGAGACTATACTACAATTTACTAAACAGGTATATCTTTAAGGGGGCGCTGTCAAAGCCACAGTTAGAAATTGATAGACTACGTGGCGCATGGGGATATTTTTCAGGATACAATGAAGGAAAAAATGTTTTGTTTAATAGATCGCACATCGTATTAACCAACAAATACCCCACCAAACAATTATTTGTCATTGCACTAGCGCATGAGATGGTTCACCAATATCAATGGGAAATTGTAGGGCCAAAACGCATTAAAGAAGGGTTACGATTGAATATTAACCACGGTCCTAGTTTCTTAGAATGGAGAAACACATTGAATAGATTTGGAATCCCACTTAAACGAGCATACTAAATAAATCAACTAAGGATTTATTATGTACATACGTGAAGATGAAATGATATCACCTCCTAACCAATTTAATGCGAATCCGCTCGACACATTAGAAGATGTAAATAGCTTAGATATTGGTGTAATTAAAACCTACTACACCACAAATATTCTGGTTAACGCCTCAGAATTTACTAAAACAATGTTCCTCGAAGGAGATCACATACGGATAATAACCAAAATCTGTTATCCATCTATTGAAGAATATGACGAAGACATTGGCAAATATAGAATATTCTATAAAGACACAATAGGCAAGTCTATACTAGAAGTAATCGAAGCAACTGGTTACAAATCACAGATACTATACGAAGATATTATTTAATGAATCTAGTAAAGTACTCGGTTAAACCAGTATTCCCTAAGTTTGATGAATTGGTTGAACTTTGTACTTCTATTGTCGAAATACAATCAAAAAATAAACAATATGCTAATCAAATTATGCTGCAAACCAATGCTGAATACAATGATTGGTTTTATGGTGTGGGCACTATTGAAAATTATGCTGACTTGCTACCAACACGGACATTTAATAAAATTCAACCAGCTCTGGCAGGAAGCATAGTTGAAGAATACTTTAATTGGTTAGAAATTCCTGTGTTTAGATCTAGGTTGATGATGATGGATCCGAAGAGTACATATTCGATTCACAGCGACCACGAATTTCGATTCCACCTTCCATTAATTTCAAATAAGAATTGCTATATGATTTTCCCCACTGTAGGATTTGCTGCTCAAATGTATCATTTTGCTGCCGATGGCGCTACATATTGGGCAAACACTAGACAACCGCACACCGCTGCGAATTTTGACTTAGTAAAGCAACGCCTTCATTTAGTAATGTGCGTAGATAAAGTATTTTAATGTGTTCATCCTAACAAAACGATATTACAGTCGAACGCATTATACAATTCCTCGGTTCTTATTAAACGATGTTTGTAATATATCGTACACCAAAGAACACAAACTTTCTAAGAGTAACAGTAAACACATGGCTCCTGACGGTAAGAGCATTACTTACAAAAGTTCCTGGCATAATAAGGGCACTTATTTAAAAGCGCAAAAAAGACTTGATGAGATGTTCCAAAAAACATATGGCTTTACCGAAGATGAGTTTTACCTAATACTAGGCTACGAGATCTCCGTAGATGAAAAAAATCTATAATCCCAAATAAATAAAGAGTCGGAGAACAAACATGAATAGGAAAACAAAAAGAACATTATTAGGTATGTTCGGTGGATTTATCGCCGGGTTAGCGTCAGTAACATGGCGCTCCTGGAAGGCGTTATTTAACCACGGAATTTACTGGAAGCTTACAGAAGCTGACCACAACGAATTAAGAAGAAAACTTGGTTCTGGATTTTATGTGATCCTAACTGCCGGGCATCCGTCGTTGTCTGGCATCGGAGTAAAAATGGCATCGTTACTAACAGGCAGGGGTTGGCCAGTATTCACCCACGTACTATTAAACGTTGACAATGAAGACGATCCGTTACGCTCACACGAATTTCAATTAGTAGAATCGATCCAGCAAGGCGTAGTATACAGCACATTTATGAAAGTATTTGATTGTGATATTGTTGCACTATTACGTCCAAGGGGATTTACAGAAGATGAGTGGGAAAAAGCATTAGAAAGAGCCAAGGACAATGTGGGCAAGGGATACGACACATTGTTTGATCTAATAGACAACACTGAAATGAGTTGTGTAGAATTAGTAAGAGATGCATTGATCGGAAGTTTTGACAATTTTGAAGACTACAAGAAACGTTTCTTCCACTTTGAGTCGATGATTGAAGCAAACAACGGTGAGTTAATACCGGAGATGTTCTTTAAGTGTCGAGATTTTCACGTTGAATTGTATATTGACAGAAGAGACAACTAATGGCGGCTCCACGACAACTCAAAGATAATATACAAAAGGTACGCAAGTTAAATGGTGTCATAGTGCGTAGAGTATTATATAATGGTCGAGGAGTGGGGCACGGTAAATACTTTACTGGCGAGGTCGATGACATATTAATTGTTGACGACAACGGTAAGCCGGTCCCAATCGAAAAAATCGGAAACCTAGAATGAACGTATTTGATATTGGCGAGGAAGTTAAAATTTCAGACGCAGTACAATTCCGAGATGAACTAAATCCCGATGTTTGGGAAAATGAACAAATGAAGCCCGTTGTTAGGGAGCGACTTCTAGCAATAGCAGAAACTTTTAAAGAATTTTTAGGTGTAGAGAATTTAGATGTACAAGACATTACACTAAGCGGAAGCAATGCCGCCTACACTTATACTCCGCACAGTGATATAGATTTACACCTACTAATTGATGTCCCCAATGTAGATTACAGTGAAGTTTATAGACAATTGTTTGACGCTAAGAAATTCCAATTTAACGAATCACGCACACTGCGCATCAAAGGATACGATGTAGAGCTGTATGTACAAGATCCAAATCAGCCACATATTAGTGCTGGCATCTTTAGTGTTCTAAATAACAAATGGTTGAGCGTCCCAAAGAAAGAAAAAGCAAACATAGATGATATGAGCGTGATTAGCAAAGTCGAAGCATTTATGACACGGATCGATAATGTCATTAAAACTGACAACCTACTTGCCGCTGAGGACGTGTGGGAAGATATTAAGGACATGCGTAAAACTGGACTGCACCGAGAAGGTGAATTTAGTCCGGAGAACATCTCATTCAAATTACTGCGCAATAATGGATATGGCGGGAAGATACGAGACCATATATTCCATCTCAGAGACAAAGATCTAAGCTTAGAACAGAAATCCCTTTAAAATCAAGCACTTACTAATAGTTGCATAATACTTCAATTTATAGTATAATATGTAGTCTGTTTTATTTTGATTAGAGGCGAGATGACTCCAAAAGTTACCCACGTTGTGCTATTCATTTTGTCGATGGATCTTATTTTCGCCGTCGGCAACTATTACGAAGAAGCCAATAAACCAGGACTGGTGAATATGAAGCGTATTTCTGAGGAAGTGCGTATCTCGTCTATCCAGGGTAATATACAGACAATGAAAAGTGACATTAAGTTGATTGATAAAGCAGTAAATCGCACATTTACTAAGCAACGGGTTTCTTCAATTGAGAAAACGTTGCACACCTCTACACTAATGTTGCTCTACAAGCCTGTTAAAGGACAGAAATATCGTTCATACAAATTTACTAAGAAGGATGTTCAGTGCCTAGCTAAAAATATCTACTACGAAGCTGGCGTTGAAAATGATCTTGGTAAGTACGCAGTTGCACAGGTTACTTATAATCGAGCTGTTCGTGAAGGATTTCCTAATTCTATTTGCGCAGTGGTATATGCCAAAGCCAAGTCGAAAAAAACTAATAGGGTTACCTGTGCGTTTAGTTGGGTGTGTATGAAAAAACCCGAAGCAAAGGGAATTTTATGGGAGCGGAGTTTAGCAATTGCGCGAGACTTTGTTGAATCGGGTGTGCAACTTTATCCGGTGAGAAATGCATTGTTTTATCACACTGGATATATTAAGGCCCCTTACTGGGCAAGTGAGAAGCATAAGATTGGAACGATTGGGCAGCACATTTTTTATTCACTAGCAGCAAAAGCCAAAAAAGGAAAATCATCATGAAAAAAGTTACTGTTACGTTCAAACGGGCCCCCGGCGGCGCTTTCAAAGTCGTTAAGGCGGTGAACACCACTAAGTATATCCCCGGTGCCGTGTTTTCTCAGGACGACATTGAGCGCGTGATGCGTTCCACCCCGCCGACTACCGATATCATTCTTACCTAACAATATATGTTTAGTATATTACATCATCGGTTAACGGTATTGTCTGAGAAGCTAAGGACTTCTCAGGACAAGTTAAGTTCGATACGGGTAGAAGATGGCCCCAAGACCGATGTAACTATTCCGGCGGGATCTGAAGCCATGCTTGAACAAGTAAAGAAGTCGGAAGCTGCATTGGGCCGGCCGTTAACCGATGAAGAACGGGAATATATTGTTAAAGCCCAGGAAGAAACAGACTACGATAAAAGATTGAAAGTTTCCAAAGAAGAATATGCTAAAATGAATGATATAGTAATTGGCGCTGAACGGGAATTGGTTTGGGCGTTTAAAGAAAGCCTACCTGAGATTCTGCTAGCATTAAGCGATGTAACACAAGTCGAAAAATTTGACACGTTTATTCGCTATGTTAACAAAATAGATTTACAACGTGCATTTTGGGAAAGTGGATACGAACTAATGTACAAAAAAACCAACGGTGCGACTGACATTATTAAAGCGACATCATTTCGCTCTCTAATAGAACAAGCCATTGACAAACTGTAGCGAGGGCGCCCTTAGCAACGCAAGTCATTGATTTAAAAGGCTTTCTTTAATATTGCTATTTTTGGGTAGATTTGCTATAATACTACTATGGCATACGTTAAAGACAACAGGTTGTGGGCGAGGAAAGGACTTGAAGGTCCTTTCTACTTTGTTGGGGGCAGAGCTTTATACTATGACCCCAAAGAAGGTCACTACTACGATCCATTTACCGACTTCTATGTTTACAGCGATGAGATGGCCGACATCCACAACCAACTTTGCACGAGGTTAAAAGCATGAATGAGAATGAAATTGATCGTGTTGACCGCTTAGTTGTTATGAATGAAGAGATTCGTACCGATTGGGCACTTGCTAACTATACAGCAACAATGCCAGGAAATATCGACGCATTTTTGTTTGCAGTTTTTGGAGGTATGTTCTAATGGAACCTAAATTTACAAATGATGAACTAGTCGATCGTGAAGAACAAATTAAAATGTTCAACACGCCGCCACCGGCACGTGGCAAAGAACGCGCCGAATTTTTTATGTCGGCTGCGATAATCGGAATCAAGTCACCTAATGACGCGATTAGGGTTGGAAAGAAATTGGTGGTTGGTTACGAACGCCGGTTTTACAGAGCCAAGCGCGAGTACATGAAAAACGAACGCTGGAAGCAGCGGTATGGCAGCTATCCCAAGGGCGTGAAATAATGCAAGCCATTCGTGAAACGACTGATTGGGAGTTTCCGAACCACATCTACTTAGTGGACGGGCTTACGCTTGTCGCTTACATTAAGAAGGGGACAACCGAGCCGTTCTACTTTAAGAAGCCGTACATCGGTTTTAAGAAGAACGGGCGCACCTTTGCTCCGGTCAATCCGAATCCGTTCACAGTGGTAAAGAAAGCGGGGGTGATTGAGGTGAGCGGCAGCAAAGGAAATGTATATTGGGTTGACCCTGAAGAAAAGACATGCACCTGTCCAGGTTATGTTTACCGTGGGAAGTGCAAACACCTTAAGGAATATGCTGATGCTTAAGGATGAAAAACGAATGATACTTGTTACTGAAATAGACCTTACCCAAGGCTGTAATATTAATTACGACTACAAAACAAAGAGATATACAAATGGCTGAGTTCGATTACAAACAAGCAATCCGCGAGGCCTATTTAATTCCCGATAGGAATGAGAACGGAGCCGATTCATATATGTGTCCGTTTTGTTTAGCGTCAACAAAGATTAAAGGACATGCCCAGATAGCTGAACAATGGAATCCGACGTTTGACACATTAAAGAATGGATATGCCATAGAACATTCATCCGATTGTGCAATGCTGCATGCCTGGGACTTAATGGTGGTGAGAAATGATGAAAAGTGAATACTTGACGGGTGCGTATTTCTCAGGTGCGATTACTGCATTTGGATTGCTGCTAACATTTGGATACCTTCCAGGCGTCGAATCTCACATTCCATCATGGGCCGGGGCTGTGGCCGTTCTTGTAGTCGGAATCGGTTACATTCACCTGTTCACTACAGTTTCAGACATTGACGAAAACGAAGAAGAGGAAGAAGCATGATACAACAAATGACCTACACAATTATTCCGCGTGGTACAACAGATCCGCTTACGGACATTACTGCAATTTCTGAGAAAGAAATGTTTAACAAAGTGGCAGAGATTTTCCCGACAGAACGTGCCGAAACAATTGACGATGCAATCTACCTTCTTCAATACGACGGTAACATCATCCACAGGATGTTTGTTCACTGAATGTATTCAACGCTCACTATCGTTCTTATTGTTTGTTTCATTGCTCTCGTCGGTTGTGTCATAGTCTTAAGTATTATTGCTTTCAAAGAATACAAAAAGGTGCAGCTAAGCCTTGCTAAACTTAAAAAGCGAGAAGAAGCCAAAATAGCTAGAATGATTAAAACAGGCCTCAACAGCCATTAATATGGGAGTGTTTCTGTTCATTGTGTTGATTGTTATCTGCTTCGTTTTGTATCTGGATCAGTAATGGGTTTCGCAGAACTTTTTGCAATCGTTTTTGCCTTGGGTAAATATATGAATGCAGAGTCCTCAGGCAATCCTTAATCAAATTTCCAGAAGTAAGTGGGCGCGCCCACCTCCTGCCCACTTCAGTCAATACTACGGAAACAAAGAAACATCTAATTTCGGCCTGTTCATTCCTGGCCTAGAAAGATTCATTCTTATTGATGACTTAGACCTTTGGTCTGTGCTACATGCGGCAAAACTTTTGTCATCTAAGTTTCAATCTCTAGTTTTTCCGATGGACAATGAGACTCCGGTCTTTACCCACTCTTGCCTAAACTACGGGATCCAACGCAATATTGGATTTCCTATCATTAACCAAACGCCTCTACTAAAAGAACGTCTTACTCTTCATGAGGTTGTAAAAGTCGGACCGCCAATTGACAGGTTAGATGACTTAGAGCAGCTAGTTAAGGAGCAGGAGTATTGCTACTTTGTCTTAAAAACGGTGCAGGCGTTGCGCGTAATTGACGGGCTATATACTAACTTAGATAATAGGTTTTATGCTAAATTCTTTGATGTTGAGCTGCTATACAATGAGGACGAAACAGGAATACCAAACGGATTTGTGGCTGAGGTAGAAAAAATAATATACCTTTCTAGTACTATCGACGAAGCAACTAAACAGATCGAAAACATATTTGCTCGACCAACTTCAAAACCATATTTTATGAACATATACAAAGAAAAGTTAACAGAACTTTTGTTCCATGATTAAGCTACCGTTATACTTCCATTCAATTTGTTATGGTTGGGTTCCTCATCAAGAATTTCTAAAAACAAATTTCAAAGACTTTAGCGACGGCGGTAAATTCCACACTATGATTGCTAGGTTAATATCCGATAATATGCTAATACCTAGGGACGGAGAGTGGAGCCTACCTTGGCCAACAACAATAATTCCAGGCTACGAAATGCCCACATATGATAAGAACTTTAATCTATCGTTTAGTGAGATAACAGATCTTACAGGCATAAAGACGAAGAAGCTAATTAATGAGGGCAAGAATATAGTAGTATTTTATTCGGGTGGAATTGATAGTACCGTCTGTGTTACTTCTCTTCTAAAAAACCTAAGCGACAAAGAACTAAAATCAGTGCGCCTGGTGTTAAGCTACGACTCGCTAATAGAAAACCCAATGTTTTTTGAGAAGTATATTAAAGACAAATTTACATTGTTGGATTCAAACACCACATTTTACAGCGACATAATTAACGAAAGCAGTGATACAATTCCTATCACACTAGACCAAGGAGATAGTTTATTTGGTACTGAGTTCGGTACAAAAATGTATTCAAAGTTTTACGAGTTAATTAACGAAATGAATCCGGAAGCAAAAAGCAAGCTCAAGCACTTATACAACGGAATCACAAACGAAGATGTTCATTATTCCAAGTATGAAGATTTGTTAGTGCATTACTTTAGCAAGTCGGCATACAAAGAATTTAGCTACAACCAAACGTTTGGTCGGCTATATTACGATAAGATTGTAAAGAACATTAACACTAGTCATGTTCCGGTGCACAGTTTACACGATTTCTTTTGGTGGTTGATTTTCAACATCAAATATATGCATTGTGCAATTCGATCCTCTGTATACTACGGAACAGAGGATAAGATGAAAGAAGGAATTAAGGAACGGGTATTTAATTGGTTCGGTACCGATGATTACCAAAAATGGAGCATGGTGAATAACAACAATGGTCAAAAGCTTAATGGGTTAACGCAGCCTAGGTACAAATGGGCAGCACGAAAGTATATATACAATTTTGATAAAAACAGTTGGGCGTTGAATTACAAGCTAAAGATTCCGTCGCTTAGGAACCTGTATGTGAAGAACTTTAAAAACTTGAAGATAGAGAAGATATTTGGGGTGGATTCGGATTTTAAATTATTAACTGTAGACAATGAAGAAGTGCGTGATTTTATTCTAAAAGGACTAAAAAATTATAAAATTGACTGGAGTAATAAATAACTAACAAGTTAGGAGGAAACATTATGAAAAAAATTAGATGGGTGCTGGCGCACGAGCCGATTGAATTATTCCTACGGGCAGCACTAAAGTTTGTTGAAGAGCTAAGTGTAACGATGCCAGGGGTCATGGAATTTGAGATTATGACCTTAAGTGAGTATGGCGACAAATACCACGACGGTAAACAAGTTACGAAGCACGATCTATTAGACTTAATGGAATCGGGTGAAATTGAAATGAGCCAGATGTACACTGTTTGGCTAGGTGAAAGATATTCGAAGGACATGCATGTATTGGATCTTCCATTCTTGTTTAGAGACCACCAACACGCTGCAAGAGTTTTAGACGGTGAGATCGGTAAAGGATTGTTAAACGGTCTTGGCAAGGACAGCCACATAAAAGGATTAGCTTTTACATATAGTGGCGGATATAGAATGATCCCGGCTACTAAAGAAATTAAAACTGTTGAAGATTTTAAAGGACTAAAAGTTCGCTCTAATAGAAGTCCAGTTGCTATTGATATTTTAAAAGCAGTTGGGGCAGAACCAGTTGTAATGGAATTAGAGCAGATTACCTATGCTGTTAAGAAAGGTGAGATTACTGGTGGTGAAAGTACATATCCACGTTTTTATGCACTAAAGCAGAATGAAGCCTGTGCATACATTAACGACACCAAGCATAGTTTATTCCTTACTTCAATTATTGTCAACACCGATTTTTGGGGTGACTTAACTAAAGAACAGCAGGATAAGATCCAAGCAGCCGCAGAAAACGCAGCTAGATATGAACGCGCAATTAGCCTTGAAGATATCCTATTAGTACAAGAACGTTGCAAGAAAGACGATATCGACATTGTTGATTTACCCGAAGCCGAAGTTGAAAAATTTAAGCAAATGACCGAATCGGTCTATGAGTTATATAAGAATTATTTCTCAACCGATTTAGTTACTAAGATTAGACTTCAGTAATGAAATTTGGATTTGACGATAACAAATTCTATGTAGAAGTAAATGGTTGTTCCAGGGAAGTTAGAAGTTTAAAAGAAGAAGTTAAGATTGAGGCAAGAAGATTACATGCATTAGATAGTAATCTTCTCCTTGCCCTTAGCGCAGGACTAGACTCCCAAGTTATTTTACATAGTTTCCTTTCTCAGGGCATAGGCATCGAGTCTGTGTTTTTCCACATGCCTGGCTTTAATGACAACGAGTATGAAAACGTTAGGGCAGTGCAGAAGAAGTTTGGCAACAGAGTAACTGTTTATACCGAAGATGCAACTAAGATCAGAAAAGCTGTTGACCAACTATCCGTCGAGCTAGATATTAATCCTGCCCATGCCATTCATGCGTATTTTTGCAGTAAGCTTCCTGAGGGTAGGAATGTAGTACAAGGATTGGCGCAGCCTAACTTTTGTGTTAAGGACGGAAAGCCCTATATCTTACATAGCTATTTCGATCCTGACATTGGTAGAAAGCGAGCAGTAGAAGGCACCGGCAGACTAAGCTATAATTTCTTATTCACAAATGAAGTGATGTTAAGTTACTTAACCGACCCTTTCTTTAGCAGCATGGTTAGAAGCTGGAATTATTTAGACAACAACGGATTGCAACGTAAAGGTACAAAAGTTAAGTCGTTGTGGGCTTGCGAAGTGTATGTAAAACCATTGCAATATGCCCATCTTTGGAAGGACCACTTATTATATTTTCCTAAGTATGCTGGCTCGGAAAAGCTAACATTTTGGCATAAGCTGTACGCCAAGGACAACATTGTTTTAATTCCGTTGGACGAATACTGTAACCTCTTGAAAGTAAACAATACTTTAAGCCAGCGCGTCTATCAACTAGACGGCCCGCAGCATAATACAGAATACTTTAACTAATCAACGACTTAGAAGTTATTGACGCTTTGGCAACTATTCGCTATAATAGTCGAATGGAAACCGTCAAAAAACATCTGTTCATCGACCTGGAAAGTACTCTCATTGAGACTTGGGGCGTTAATACGCTCGGTCCCAAGCATAAGGTACTCCATTTACTAGACGAACACTTCGAACATTCGCATCACAATGAACCACTAGATGCTACGGTGTGGTCGTTTGCTATATGGAACGACACAGATCGCATTATCTTTAATACCGAAACGAAATTTTGGTTGGAGGAAGAATTTAACCTTAATTTTATTGCCGTGCCCACAGTGGACGAAATGATAAAGGCAGTGTGCAAGATCAAAGGATTTAATATTGGTAAACTTGACTCCTGGGATTTTATCCCTATGTGGGGCAAGGACCGTTCCTTAGAAGACTGGATTAAATTACATTCCAATAAATTTATTGATAGTACGGTTGTACTAATTGACGACCTAGTAGAGAATCGTACCGTTAACATTCACAACAGCAACATCCAAATTGAGTTTGTGAAGGTTTAGCATGATTCTGTGTGGACTAACAACGAATCAGCTAAGTCGGGCCACCACCGCAGTACAAATAATAAAAGGTTTCAGCGACGCTGACCGGGCAGGCCGCGGCAATCGGGATCTATTAATTTCGTTTAACGATCACACGGGACAACATTATCAAGTAACTCCTCTGTATATTGTAAGTATGTATGAATGGTATACGACCGCTGTTAGTAGGTACAAAGAACTTGAGCAATATCGACTACAAGATGAAAGCCGCTGGATGTGGGAAACAATACAGGGAAGTAATTTAACCAATGAACACGAAACAGAAAAATTGTACGTCGCTGCTTATGCAGAAAAACTAATACGTTCGACAGATGAATTGCTTCTGAAAATTGGGTACGAAGATGAATAAGAGATTTAAAAAATCTTTGATGACTAACTTCGAACGCAGTTTAATAGAATTAGCTATTCTAACAACTCATACGCCGATTGAATTATACCACACAGCCACAGCAGCATTCTATTATAAACGTTTTTGTAATTCAGAATTGTTACTATTAGAATTGATCAAACGTTATAGTAAGAAAAAAGAGTTGGTGTTTGCAATGTTGTCCGATTCTGAGGACTTAGCTAAAATTAATCGATTAACTGTGCATCAAGTCGAATGGCGGCGCCGCCTTAGGTATTGGGCTACTTCGCATACCATTAAAACGGCCCGACGATCCCGGCGACCACCGAGGGTGTATCTCTGAAAATCCTTTTAATAACAACGACTTATAAGTCATTGATTTACAAGGACAGCTAGATATGAAATACCTAATAGAATCAATGACTTACGCGACCCATTGTTTTGGTTGATCTTTTGAGTAAATCCACGTATAATGTATGTATGGTGAAAAGAAAAGCACGGAACGATCGGAACCACGCAATTTATATGATCGCCAACTGCGTGACCGGAACCCGCTACCTTGGCATTACTGTGTTAAAGGGCGGCGTTAAGAAAACCCTCAAAGTGCGCTGGCAGAAACATGTTCGGCGCGCATTGACTGAAGCCCAGGACTGGACTATGTGCAACGACATCCGCAAGTATGGTCCCGAGACTTTCGTAATGGAATTGATCGGCAAAGTGCGTGGACGTATTGCTGCCCACGCAGAAGAACGCAAGCTGATCGCGGAACACAAGCCTGAATTAAACCAGTACTAGGAGATGACTATGAAAGCGAAACGCTATCTGTTTAAAGGTTCCCTGTTACTGTACAGGCGAGATGTGGTTGGCGAGGCAATTGACGCGCAGGTCGCGCTCCCCCATGGAAGGGTAATCAATTATTTTAATTCGCCCAAATGCTTTTACTACACAGGCCTAAAGTACTTTGGCAAGTGGTGCAAGGTTGAATATATGGCGCGCAAAGACGGGTCGTATCCCAGCAAAGTAAAAGTCCTCTAGGAGAACTGAACATGATCGAAGCCATTCTTGTAGCTAAATTTGTGTCCTTAACAGTTGGGATCGCATACGGGTTTACTTGCGCTGGCCGCGCCGCAAATGGACAGGCAGTTTCACAGACACAAACATTTTTGATGGCCAGCGGCATCTCGGCGTTTGTTGTTCTTGCCTCGCTCTAGGAGAACTGAACATGGCAAACGAAAGCAGACAATCTACCCGCAAACTGCTCGAATTAATTGAGGGCGGCATCCTCGATAAGGATGCAGTTATCTTGGCTTGTGTAAATTACATGAGCGAATGGGACGTTAATGATATGTGCGAGGTCAACGGTTTTTTTGGAGATGACGATGAAAATTAAAACAACCAAAGTCGGTAAGAACAGGTATGATGCCGAGATCACGTGCGAGAAGTCGGGCATGCCGATTGTTCGGACAAACGAGGATGGTATGTTTTGTGACGCCGACGTTTGTGAATGCGAAATTGAGTCGCAAAAACTGAGAATGACGTTCGAGAATTTTATGGCCGATATGATGGAAGGCCTTCCCCCGGAATATAGATAGGAGAATAAAAGATGAAACTCCTTCTCTTAGCAGCAGCGCCAGCAGGAATCCTCGGTGTAATGGGATCGCTGGCTATGGCTAAACGTTTTACAATTGGTCCTTCGATGGACGGATACAGTTATTTGATCACATCCATAATCTGTGTTATGCTATTAAGCTGCGCATTTTATATGATCAAAGTGATCGGGCAAGTCGAAGCAAAACGCGAAGGAGATGACAATGAACTTTAAATTCGAATGGATCGGCTGGATGAAGACCGATACAAACGATAAGGTTTGGGGCTATTTCCAGAATGAGAAGCTGTATTACACATTTTGGGGCAAGCGTGGCAAAACTCTTAACTTCAAAAAACTGCCCAATGCTAGTTGGTCTGCGAGCGAAGAGCTTGAAAAATTGCAGCGGACAAAAACGAAGAAAGGGTACGACCAAATGTCGGAACAACAGATGCTGACAATTTGGCCTCATTTTTATGATGACCTAGAACAGCGGCTTTCGTTCTGTGTCCTTGCAAACAGACTTAGATAGGAAATTACTATGATCGGCTATTGCAAAACCAACGGCAAAGGAATGTGGTCTAAGAAAAAAGCGGCCGTTTCTGTTTTAAAAATCGAACTGCACATGGGCGGTATGAACAGAATTACCGGAAAAAAATATGGCACATTAATTGTGTACTTTGATCACTCGGAATGGGACGTTAATACAGATGGATTGATTTACACTGATCCCAATTGGGAAGAAGAATTTCGCAAACTGCTAATGGACAAATACCAGTTTACAAAGGAAGCGGTTGACGCAGTAAGTTATTCGGAACAAGGCATGCAAGGCCTTGACAATGTCAACCTTGATGTTGCCGGATTGTTTATCAGAGAGTGCGACAAGTTTTACAGGTTTTCGGCGGGCTTGGATGAGCTTCAGCGTGATGAATTTGTTGTGGTGAAAAGATGAGCAGTTTTGTTTTCAAAGTCAGACACACCGTTACTGGTAGGTATAGTAACGGCGGCACTTGGGGAGATTTCCAAGGCTGGGGGACTGGCTGGAGTACACAGGGCAAAGTTTGGTCCAAAGAAGTGTATTTGAAGCGCCATCTAAATGCAGTTGTGCGGGTGCGGAAGACTATTCCTGCGGAATGGGAAGTTGTGAAGCTTGAGATCGCTGAGAAAGAATCGAAACCTGCATATCATTATGTGGACTTAATCAAAGTACTTAGGAAGGAAAGCGAGGACTAATATGGATTCGAAGCTAGCCTTAGCGTTTAAACGTCATCCTAATCTTAATTACATGCCGCCACATACTAAGGACGCTTTAGCTGGCTATTTTTTTTATGGGTATCAGCCCGGCGGATTTCTAACTGCAATGCTTACGAAGGATTTAACCAATGCAGTTTTTATTGCCGATGTAGCAAATAGAGGAGCATTTGTAGACATTTTTAAATGGATAAGCTGGATGGCTCCGCCAGAAAGTTGGGGTTCTCTGGAAGTTATGAAAAAATGGATTAAATTAACTGACGAACAGCGACGTACAATTTTGGTACGTTGCGAATTGGCTAATTCCGTATTCGAAATCATCTCATCAAAAGAGGAAACCAATGTAGATCATGAATTTCTTTAATTTTGGTGAAATTGACCAATTTAATTGGTTGACACCAAAGTGCTTTGATAGTAATATAATGGCTACAGTATGACTTTTGTGAGTTAATACTTTGTTTTTCAACCAAGGAGAGTATATGTTTAAAGTTGCTGGAGTTTCGAAATTTAAAGGCAAGGTAAAGGTTCGTTTTGCTAATGAGATGGCGCGTGTCAAAGTACTCGACAAGGCCGGTCATAGCAACATCAACCTTATCGAGATGCCGAAAGCGATGAAAAAGGGCGAGGTAGTTAAGTATCTGCTTAGCCAGAAAGAGTTCACCGGCGAAAACCGCGAAGCACTTAAGGCGGCCGACGTCAAGTATAACGGTGCAACTACCGTTAAGGTGAAGGCCAAGGCCACTGCGGTAAAAGTCAAGTCTGCGAAAAATGCTCCGACTCCGGAGACTGCGCCGACGACCGAAACCCCGGCCGAAGTCCTTGCCGATGCGATCATCGAAGGGTAACACCTACTACAAGGGTAAGGGAAAGGGCAGGGTACTGCCCTTTTTCCTTTTGAGGATACAGAAATGAAACGTGATTATAAAGATAAGAACAATTCTAACCAGAAAGTTGTATATTTTGTTGGCCAAGAAATCGAAAAGACCAATCAATATAAAGTCCAGACATTGTTTGTTGCTGGACCTCGTCCGTACGACGAAATTATTAAGTGGCACAAAATAGCAGAGGAACGAACTAAGCAAAAGATTAGGCATATTTTTGCTACGGCTAATATGAGTTTAAAGTTTTGGCAACATACAGATACCGAAACTGTCAAACGGCTATTAAAGAAATTCTATGTAACAATTGACGGCGCGCCGCGCGACATTTTACGCCTCCTTCCACACTTGCCAAAATCCAAAAAGATTACTGTAATGATTAGCTTAGAGGTGCCACACGTTGAAGAGCTGAAGAAGTTTAACTGTGTATTGAAAATTGACGACACAGGATTTAGCGAAACAAACCCCGGTGTTTGGTGCCATCGACTAGGTACGTTGACTGGTACCAGAGGATTCACTGCGTGGGCTTTATATAAGAACGACGTTATTATTGCAACAGAAAACGATATTAAATTTTCGTAATCCAAGCTTTCCCAAAGTTCCTTCTTCTATAAAAATAGATATTGTCCAAGAAGCGCGGGAAACTCATTGTCTTGTCTTCATTGAAGTCGAAAGTGTACTGCACTTGATCTCTGATGTTAGCATCGTCTTGCAAGTATCCTAAGAAATCATAATCGAATGTTAATACCTTAGGATAGTTTGGAATATCGTGGTAGTTGATTAAATAGTTGCGCTGAAATTTCATTAACTGCTCGAGGATGTCGTCAGGGCAGCTATCCCAATTACCTTCATCTAAGTCGTATTCTTTATTAATAAAGTCTTCTACCATATTAAATATATGATCATATTTGTTATCAGCATGTATTCGTATTACTGACCTATGGATTAAATTCCATCCATGTATTTCTATATTTCCGATAATAGGATGGTCAATTTGTCCAGTGGTCATCCAACGACGATAGTAACTACCTACTTCTTCTATCTCTTCAGCAATCCATGAATCCTGCTTAACGTATTCAAACAGCTTTTCGTAGAAATCCGAGTATTCAATATTGCGAAACTTCTTTAAAAATCTACTAATGTATGTAGTCAATCCGTTTATATGAAACGTGTTTATATACCAGCTAAAGATCTGTGCTTCTAGCATCTCGTCGAATGACATATCCTTTGTTGATGTAATAACTTTGATCCCTTCCTTCAATTCATCCTCGTTATAGCTGCCGCTCATATAGTCATAAACCATTTGGTCAGTGATCTTATAGAGTTTCTTCTGTAATAAGTTCATCTCCGCATTTTCTAGCATTTGAGCTTGAAACACTGTTACTCCGGTGTGATTTCCAGAATTGAATAGCTTCCAAAAGTTTTGTTTCCAAGTTGCTAGTGTTTCTCCCGGTAATCCTAGGATAATTTCAGTGTAGATTGGAATATTTTCTTTATCACAAATGTCAAAAACTTCTTCGATCTTGCTAATTTCTAAGTTTTTTCGCTTGATATTCTCTAAAACGTCTAAGTCTAAGCTTTGAACTGACAGTGTTAAGCCCTGATTAAATCCACGTGGTGAATGTATAAGTTTCTTAACAATATCCACCACTTCTTGTTTCTGGTTCTTTGCCCAAGCAGTGCTAAACGTATTTGGGTAACCATAGTTCGTCTGTACTTCTATTATCTTATCAGCAATCAAATTATCCCTATCCGGGAATATGCCAAAGTTTGCATCTGTAATGGAAATAAACCCGCACTTGTTTTTACCTGCCCATTCGATCTCATCATTGACACGATCAAGTTCAAATTTCTTAACCTTGTTATATGTTAAACTACCCCAGTCACAGAATGTACATTGGTAAGGACAACCTCTATTTGTTTCTAGTGTCATGTTCCACTCTACTTCTGGGTGGGCGGCCATTAAGTCGTCAAACAATCCTGTTAGATAAGGACTAGGAACTTCTTCCAAGTTGTTAATTCTATCCGGGTTTCCTGTATCAACCGTTTCGCCATCAATGTTTAACAATAACCCCGGTACCTGTCTTAATTCTTCTAAGCTTGTAGACTCTAATATTTTGAGGAATGTTTTCTCACCTTCCGACTTTACCATTATATCAATGTACGGAAACGTTTTGAAAAATTCAGGATCGGTAATGGGAGGTTCGGGACCACCGAACACAATAAGACATTCTGGTTTTAAGTCCTTCATCCTCTTGGCTAAAGTGTAATTATAGCTTTTGTTCCACACATAGGTACTGAAACATGCGACGTCACTGTCCTTAATAAGATCTAAGGATTTATCTAGTGCGTCTCTCTTCCAGATGTAATTTAGTAATTTGTAATTCTCGTTGATGTGTGGGAACGATTTAACATACGACCAAAGCACGCCTGCGCTGTACGGAAGGTAGTATGCGTTAAATTCTTTCGGTCCTTGTTGGAAGTTTGGTTGCGAGAAGCTTATTAGTTTCATTGATTATTTATTTAACTTTTTAAGCCAGGAACGAATTGCTTTGTAGTATGTATCAATATCAAATGCATAATATAAACCGTTTATATATATTTCATTTTTAGATGCAATTGCCCATGCAAAATTTTTATTATTCATAAATCCTAATTTTTCTAAGGATTCTGCGGATACATTAGACGTGGGTTTTTTAGATATTTCCTTAAAAATTCTAAAAGTCAATTTGTCATATTCTTTTAACATTTTAATTATAGAAATCGACTTAGCAATTATTTTAGATAGTTGCTGTCGGCCTTTGTTATCAAATACATTATTTGTTTTATCAAACTTTGTTAATTCGATAGCCTCTTTAACTAACTCAGTGTATAAAATTGTTTCCTTTTTAATATGATATTTTCTAATTCTAAATAATTCTTCTGCAAGGGTAAAATCCGGAGAAGAATTATACGGATCAATAAAGAGTTTGTCGAACTCTACGGCATATTCTCCTTGCCATTTACTAAGCATTCTGCTTATTTTAATTTGAAGTGGTGTTTTACCTGTAAATCCATTATCATCATATAATATGTGTTCGTGAAAATAACCGAGTTGACTACTGTTATTTGAAGCGGCCTTTTCTAATTGTCTTACAAAGGAATCATTTATTTTGGTATATTTTCTAGTATTTTGCGCTAGATCAAATCCAGTTAGAAATCCTCCGCGGTCGTAATACGAGAATAAATCTGCTATCTTTGATGACCAAGTAAAATTAAATCCATCAACAGGAAATATAATATATACATCACCGTAGTCCGCCGCTACGTTCTCGTTCCCAGAAGTAAAAATACTATTACCTCTAACTGCTTTATATCCGGCTTTTAAGAATAATTGATTTAAATTATCCTGTACAAAATCTGGTGTATCTGACGCCCTTCTTTTATTTGTCGAACGCCCCATATACGCCACTCCGTGATCTCTGGATCCCCGATACAAATACTTCCCTATTTTTTTAAAAGTCGCTACAGATAACTTACAATTTTTTCGTAAAATTGCCCCAAATTTCTCCTCAAACTCATTTCCTGCATCTTCGTTTGGATCCGATTTTCTTAATACCTTACGTTTACCAGGTTTTAAGTCTGTCGGAGGAGCTTCTTGTATGGTCTTATCGGTCATAACAGTGTATTTATAAATACTACTACATGAAATGCTTTGAAGTTATAAACCAACCAATAGAAGAAGGTGTATATGATCCTCATATTTTTAAGGCTATTTTTATGGCCGGCGCGCCTGGAGCAGGTAAGACGACTGTTAGAAAAAAGCTTCTAGCACATACAGGACTTAAAGAGTTAGATATTGATAAATGGTGGGAATTCTTCAATAATCTCAAAAAAGATTCAACAAAAGATTACGATTATTATTGGCGCAAGAATATGGCGCAGCGAAAGAACTATATTGCCGGACGACTAGGAATGGTAATTGATGGTACTGCAAAGGATCTTCGACGTATTGAAAAAACAAAACGTGTACTTGAAAAAATTGGTTATGATACTGCGATGATATTTGTTAATACTGACTTAGATACTGCTATACAACGAATGCAAGCTAGAGCAAAAGAAATCGGAAGAAGTGTTCCATTGGATCGAGTAAAACAGAATTGGAAAGTGACGCAAGATAACTTGGGTCAATTGCAGAATGAGTTTGGTGGTAATTTCTTTATTGTTGATAATTCCAATGCTGGCGCTAATGTACAAATAGTTGCAAAACGTTTAGAACAATTTCTTAGTAAAAAGCCAACTCAGCCAGCAGCAACGGCTTGGATACAAAACGAACTAGCTAACAGGGCTAATAGTTAAGCTTAGTAATAATTGCTTCCGCAGGAATGTCTCCGGCATGTATCAAATATCCTTCGCTTTGTCCTGTGTACCGTAGATTAGTAGAATCTAATTTATGTGCGTCAATTTGATAAGCATCATTCGATAACGCGCCTATACTCAACCAAATAAAACCATTCTGTCTTTTTTCTTCAGGAAACATAAACGCTAATTCATTTTCCTTATCCGACAACGGATATGCTTGGATTCCTGTTATACTAGCAGGACGTCTTCTGAGTGAATGATACAATACGGCAGGAGCAGGAACTGTTGCCCTTCCTCTGGGACTTATAGGAATGTGAACCATCTCAGTAACTATTTCTTTATATCTCATTGTTTACTCTCGCAATGCTAGTGATTGTAACTCGCCCAGTGTGACCATTTTCCCATTTTACAAGAGCGTAAGGAATTGAGCCAGCAGTAGTAATGACACGCACCACTTCGCCACGCATTCCGCCGATGACAGACATTACGCTATCTCCTGCCTTTGCGAATTCCGAACGCCTTGTTGGATACGGAGCATGTAATTTCACTTCGTTAAATCTCATCTGACCCTAATAATCCTAATGTTTTCTTTGCGTCGCTTATCTTAGCTTCTCTCTCTGGATCATTCTCTAACGTCTTTAGTATTCTTTCAACTGAGGTTAAATCCTGCGCCGAAGCGTTTGGTCCTAATAACATTTCCGCAATATGTTCTGGTTCGTTAGCAATAACGTTGCCCGTAGTCCTAGACGTTAAACCAACTGTTGGTGACCAACGTAGGCCGCCATGCTTGGCAATACTTGCTAGCAGTATATGTTTCTGTGCATCTTTAAAAGTTGAATTAGGATCGGGCGACATGAAAAACTGTGCAAACTTCATATCGGGCAGTATCATTAAATCTGTTTGCACAAATCCTCTATTAGGATCGCCAGCAATCGGAGTTCTAAAGTGTACACTGGTTCCCGTTTTCCTAACATAGTCCTCGGGGCGGAGTTTGTTATCCGCTGCCCATTTCCTTAGTTTTTGGAACAGATCATCTTTTGATACTGTGTCTTGTTGCAAACCAATATCAATATCTCCGGAATCTGGCTTCTTACCTGTGCTGCCTAATAGGTTATTTTTGAGCGCCATGCCCAAAATACGCTCTAACCAATTTACTGTTGGTAAAACGTCTGCTTTTAGAATCCTTTGGGTAGCAAGATCGCCCTTAAAAACGTTCCCGCCCTCAGCCAAAGTTCTGGTAAATTCAAATAATCTCATTATGTATTTATTTTGACAGACATGAATATTTTTGCTACAATAAGGTTCATTTAGTTAGTTAATCAAAACACTTTGGGTGATCCATGGAAACAATTGAATATTTTTTCTTAGGCATTAAAGCTAAATGTCGTGAGGATTCGGATTTTGTATTTAAATTTATTATTATGGCAGCTCTTACGGTATTAGTACCGGTCGAAAGTTATTTGTTTTACTTTCATGTTATTAAAGTTGCTTCAGTTGTGGTTAAACTAATTGTAGCCATTAGCTTAGGCACTCTTAGTTCAATTCTGACCCTCATAGGCTTAGCGGGGTTAATGGCGTTGATGATAAAAATCATTGAGGGTTGTCAAGGGCTAGTCAAAGAAGGCAAAACTGAAAAATATCGGTGCATCGAAATATTAAAACAAAAAACCGAGGAACCCGAATGAAGAAATGGTTTACGTTTATCTGGCTAGGATTTGTTGACGCCATTGAGACTGATAATGATTTTAAGAATTCTGCGCCTATCCTATTTTCTGTTGTTTTCATAATCTTACCGTTAACATTTTTGTTTTATACTAATATCGATTTCAGTTTTTTTACTACTGATTTAGGAGTAATGTTAAAATTATTACTTAGTTTCTTTTCGGCCTCATTTATTTGGATAGTAGTAGGTGCGACAGTCGGCTTCGTGGTATCTGGAACGATAGATTTTTTTAGTGCGGTTTTACGGTTTAGGAAAAAAGGTGAGCAGAGATATTACATAGTATACGACGTTTTAAAAGACAAAGGAAAATGATGGAATCTTTTAAATATCTCAAACTTGAATTGACCGCCGATAAGCATAAGGAAGACGCGCTTCTTTTTATTGCATTGAATTGTTCTGTTATAATATATTCTTTAATGATGATAGATGTATTTACTGCTGAAGTTTTTGTGTGGGCAGATTTTTTTCTTAGTGGTGTCTCGTTATTAGGGGCTGGTTCAATTTTGTTTTTTCTTACCAAACAGTTAGTTGCTCACGGTAAGCAGAGATATGATTTAGTAATGGAAATTTTAACTGGGAGAGTTATGAATGAAAGCTTATAACATAAAGCTAGCTCTTAAAGAGTTATATCGCGACAGTTCTGAGTTTAGGGGCACGGTTGCGGTAATTAGCTTGACATTAATTTACATGTGGCCTGTAATTGTATTCAACAATGGATATACTTCCAATGCGCCCTGGTGGGCGGCAGCCAGTTTGGGCGCCGTAACATCAGTCTTGGCCGCTATGATAACACAATTTTTCATCATTGCTGTTGTCAAAAATCTTATTGCTTGGGTTAAAAACTTGGACAAACGAGGAGATGAGATTAAAACGGAGATGTTTAATACATTGCAACAACCAGCTGACGAAGAAGTTGTACCTGACCGTGCATCTCAATTACGTCAACAAATTAGCACTGCTGCTCACTATAAAGGTGTGAAACAGAAACCAAAGCTGGCGAAAGGGTGGAAGGCATGAAAGAATTCTTTTTAAATCTCTGGACCGGATTAAGAATTATAGTGCGATATTTTATAGGATATTTAATCTCGCGTCTTACAGAAGGAAACGAAGATGCTAGATTCATCATATATTGGCTTTGTTATGCGGTATCGTTTATAGGTCTCCTAATTTGGCATATTAACAATCCAATCCCTTGGTATGCAATAACATTTTTTAGTTTCATTGCATCATTTGTTGTTGGGTTCGTATTGATGTGCGTAGTGTTTGTTGGGTGGTTTGGTTGGGAATGGATTAAAGCTTTACACGATCTTGGGCACAATAAACGTATGGGAAAAACTGAAGGAGATAAATAATTACTATTGCTGTATGAAGTGAGGTAAAAGGTGTTCTGGACGCGGGTTCGACTCCCGCCATCTCCACCGAAGCACATTTACTCCGAGAGGCGCAGCGTTTGGGAACGACTGCGATACAAGGAGAGCAATCCCTTAGTGTGCTTCGTTGGGGATGACAAGGTTTCGACAGGACAGGTGAGTAACTAAATGGACAGCACGATAGGCGACTGCCGTAAGCAGAGCAAAAAACGTAAATGCAAACGATAGTGCATACTTTGAGGACCTACGCCTAGCGGCGTAATACTCGACGGGGATTTCCTGGTTGTGCCTTGTTAACAAAACAACCAGGGTTATTTTATTAATTACTTCCACAAAGGATTTGAAAATGGAACATCCAAACGTCACAATTGATACGATTTACGAGAAAGTATTGATTTTAAAAAAGCGTTCCGCCGACGGTAGCAACAACAACAATCACAAACTATTCTACGAAATTCTTGCAGACCTTACGTGGATCAAAGCAGAAATGGAAATAGATTACCTCATTCAAAAAGCGGCAAACGGTGATGAGCCGTATTGCCAACTCAAACAATGACCACCGACAAAGCTGCGATAAAGAAACTAGAAACGCAAGTAAAAAAGCAGCTAAAAACAATCGGCGGGTTAAAGGAAACACTCACTGTCATTCAGCGAACAGCATTAGAAGCACAACGTTCAGCATTAGAATGGGAATGTTGCGCTAAAGAAAATATCTTTTACCTTGCAACGGAAGGTTTAGGTGATGAAGATAAAACTAAATTAGAATGGGAAGAAGCTGAAGGTAGATTTAAGGAGTTCTTAGGCAAATGAATACATTCATATATGCAATTGCATTAATGTTATACACAGGTCCGCCAGCCGAGGGAACAGATTGGAAGGTTGCAAAAACCAAAGTTTTTGTTACTGCGCCGCACTACAAAAATTCCGAAACATGTCAACAAATGGCAATGGCTTTTAACGAGGCGCGCAATTTTCATTTTGTTGGCAACGATACATCTTACTACAGAGGAATGGAGGGGCATATCATCGGAGCATGGTGTATTGTACCCGTCAAATTGCCCCCAACAAAGACCCCTGCTAATGAATTAAAACCCTCTTTATAATCAACAACTTACAACACGCCAAATTGTTGACGAAATGGCTAGATTTTGCTATAATAGTAGAGTAAAATGTTAACTAGGAGCGGCATTGATGAACAAACCGTGGACAGTTATTGCAGAACTCGAAGCTGATAACAGCAAGCTTGTCAAGCAGGCAATTGTTACCCGCGAAATCAAAGCAAGCAATTCAGATTTTTTTGCCGGTGTGCGCCTTGCGTATGACGCGATGGTTACATTCGGTGTGAAAAAGGTTCCGGTGCGCAGCGATAAGAATGTCGGCGGCATTGGCCTTACTTGGGCGACGTTTAAAATCTTAGCCGATCGCCTATCCCAACGTAAAGTTACTGGTCATGCTGCCCTAGCAGAAATTGATACTGCTATGGGATTAGCTACCAACGAAGAATGGAACGGCTGGTACCGACGTATCCTTATTAAAGACCTGCGCTGTGGTATGAGCGAGCGTACAGTAAACAAGATGGCTAAAGCGATGGGCAAGCTGAAAGAATACGGCGTGCCGGTATTTGAAGCCCAACTAGCGCACGATAGCAAAAACCACGAAGAAAAGGTTAGTGGTAAGAAAATGATTGAAACTAAATTGGATGGTGTGCGTGTCCTAACTTTTGTGTATCCCGCAACTGGCGAGGTTATTCAGTATAGCCGGAACGGAAAAGAACTCCATAACTTCGGACACATTAAAGAACAGATTAGCAAGTGCCTTAAGCAGTTTAAGGAACCGATGGTACTTGACGGTGAAGTGATGAGCGCGTCGTTTCAGGACTTGATGACGCAAATCAATCGTAAGTCGAACGTCAACGCTAAGGATGCGGTGCTGTATTTGTTTGACGTTCTAACTGTAAACGAATTCAAAGTGGGCATTAGTAAAGTTAAACAAGTCGATCGCACCGCGACACTGAAGAAATGGCATACGCATGTCTTTTCTCAACTTGCGCTCGGTGACAACGTTCGTATTTTGGAACATGATATTGTGGAATTGGATACGAATGCTGGGCAAAAGAAATTTGCCGAGATCAACAACAAAGCAATTAAAGGTGGGTACGAGGGTATTATGATTAAAAACCTCGACGCACCGTATCGCTGCAAACGTTCGGTAGATTGGTTGAAGCTGAAACCGTTTATCGAAGTTAGCCTCAAAGTAATCAAAGTTGAAGAGGGCAAGGCCGGTACGAAAAACGTAGGCAAAATGGGTGCCCTGCTTTGCGAAGGCGTTGACGACGGTGTTAAGATTCGAGTTAGTGTTGGCAGCGGTTACAGCGACAAACAACGTGAAGAGTGGTTTGTCCCCTCTGCGCAGAAAAAGCTTATCGGTATGGTTGCGGAAGTGCGCGCTGATGCCCTTAGCAAGAGCGACAGCAATGATTACCATAGCATGAGATTTCCGCGCTTTAAAGCGTTTCGTGGGTTTAAAGCAGGCGAGAAAATTTAAGGAAATTAACTATGCTCGATTGGATTTATGGTTGAGCAAGAGGCAATCGAAGAATGCAAAAATCGAATTTTTGTTCAGTATGGAAAGCGAGTAAAGGAACTCAAAATTACAGGATGGTATTAAAAATTAGGAGATGAGCATGGACGCAAATTCTTTAGTTGTTCGGTGCAAAAAGGATCTTACCGAAGCCCTCACAATATTTGGCGTTTATTCCTTTGATGATAAAGGCCCGCATGAAGTGATGGATGTAGATGCATTGGTGTCGATGTTCCGTAAAGTCGATGTTACGGTGGCAGCAGAAGCACTTCTCAATCTTGCTAATGATAAGGATTATGAGGGTGGTCGCTGCGAGGTCGTAGCAATGGATATCGTTGGCGAGATGGAGGATTGGGATGAACTTTTCGCAATCAAAGGCATCGAAGACGTTTACGATGGAAACCATTGTACGTCCTAGGCCAGATGGTAAAATTCAAACCCGTGAATAATTGGTTTGGTAGCGAAAAATCCTCCTTAAATTGCTGGATACTAAATATTACTGTAGACGTTAATTTAAAGGAGACATAATATGTCATTTGCTACACTCAAAACTACCCAACGAGATTTTCTAGTTAATTATTTGCGCGGAACTGGCCGTGAACTATCTTCAACTCAAGCTGAATCACTTTATGGCATTATGAACCTCCGTGCCAGAATCAGCGAACTACGCGAAGACGGATTCACTGTTAGAACCCGTAAAAATACTGTCGGCCGTACTGCGTATGCAGTTAGCCGCAGAATGTACGCCTAAGTTTGAAACTTTAAAACTTATAAAGTACAGGAAAAGAGACATACTTCGGTGTGTCTTTTTTTTGACTTCTTCAATCTTTTATATTACACTAATTAGATGGATTGGCCAGCGGAAGAATTTTATACACTTTGGGAAAAATGGTTTGCTTGGTGCCCTGTTAAGGTGGAAGGGGTGCGAGTGTGGGGAGAATCTATTTATAGACGCAAGCCTGAGCACTTTGTTTTGTATGACGTATGCACCCAAAGATTTTGGATATCTACAGGAAATACTTGGCAACGGTTAACAGAATGAAATGGTATTCAGAAACTTGGGAAGAAAAGAAGGCTAGGCTAGAAACTTGGCATGAGTATTTTGCTTGGTTGCCCGAGCGAGTTGGGCGGCAAATGTTTTGGATGCAAACTATATATCGAAAAGGAAAATACGACTCTGGTTATGAAAGTGATGGCTGGGAATGGACATTTGCTGAGAATGAATTTGATATGCTTAAGGAAAAAACATATGACTGATCTTAATAAACCCAAGTATTTAAAACGAGGAGAATCTCTTACTAAGGTAAGAAACCATATTTCTGGCGATGAGTACTATACCAGCAATCTATATGAAAAATGGATTAACGGAGAGAAGTATGTCGGCGTCTTTACAAAGACTGATATTAACCATACTAGAAAAGTGAATTGGGTAAAAAGAGATCAGCTAATAAAAATTAAATAAATAGATGCATGACCACATTTATCACTTCAAATGCAACTCCCGGAACGGCTTCAATTACTACCGGCGGCGTATTTTTAACTAGCGACAGCAGCATTGTAACTGACAGCATTATATCTGGAACTGCAACCTATTCGTTCAATAGTACCATCGGAAGCGAAAGCCGCGGACGCTCCACAGCCATTACAGACAGCGACATAATTTTTGCAGACGGCACGTCGTTAATGGATGCAATAAACAAAATAAATGAACGGCTATGTGTCTTAATACCAGATCCAGAACTCCTAGAAAAATATGAGGCGCTGCGGGATGCCTATGAGAAATACAAGGTGATAGAAGCACTATTAAAAAAGACGCCTAATATCAAAGACTTATAAGACCCCCATTTCTAATAAATCCTTTATAATCAAGCACTTATATGGCCACCTATTTTGGTTGCTCTTTTTGCCAAAATACCATATAATATAGACTTACAAACGTTAAAAAGGACTTCGAAAATGACCGACCGCTCAACGTGCCTCAAGCTTCGTGCAGCGATGAATGACGTTAACAAGGTTCTCAAACAACATGGTCTCGTTGGCGACATTGGTCGAATTACTTATAACGCTACAGAAATGCGAATGAAGCTTACGGTCGTCGAAGTTGGTGCAAAGGCGCC